TATCATTCACCAAACACCGTAAACACTCACGCACCATTGCCGTTGCCGACATGGTTGCGCGTAGGTCTTTGCCTGTGTTTTGCTTATAGATGGCAGAAATGGCCTTCTTGTCTTTAGGGTTTACGTTCAATACTTGACGCGCAAACCCCTCGACGTAGCGATTGGAAACCGTATCAGGATTGACAGTAGACAACATCGAATCAGAAAAATCCTCAACTTCGCCCTTGGGTTCTGCCGCTTCATAATCTTCATCTTCAAACTGTGCGCCTTTGCCTTCAATATACTCAACGTAAACTTTAGGACGCAGGGACAGAAAAAATGCAATGTGGTCTTTATTATCAACTTCGCATAGATGAGAGGATGAATTGTCCTTCTCATCTACAGGCCGAAATTTATAAACCACCTGTCTTAATACGTTTTGGCCTAATACAACATCACTACCGCCAATGCGTTTCAACAAGCATTCAATCAGCATGATGGTTACACCTCAATGTTTTGCTTAGGGCGATACCGCATCGTCATGGTGATTTTCGCACCAGGAGAACCAGCCGAACCTGTTGTAGTGATCTTGATACCAATCGGCGTATAGCCACTGGTTGCAGCTGCAACACGCAAGCCTGCGGTTACGTTTTGCGTCAAGATTGCTGCTGCTGCCACATTTGCCGCAGACGCAGCAATAACCGCCTGAGACATATCTGTTGCGTCAGCATTTAAGAAGCCCACACTACCTGCGCAGCTTGCACCTAATGCGTCTGTTTCTAAACGCAAGTCGGTTAAAACATGATTAGCAGGCAATTTAGCTAACTTGATAATGTCGTTAGCTACCAATGCCGTAGCAGCTGCAAAGGTGTAGGACGCACAAAACACCATCTGTTCGCCAGCCTCCGTAGAAGTAGGCGCGGTATCAACGTATTGAGCTGACGTATAAGTCGTCATGATTAACTCTCCGAACTAAGAATAGAGTGAAACCGCACGATTAGTACGGTTGTGCAGCAGCAGAATCAATAACGATAGAATTAACATCGTTACCGTTGAACTGTGGACGCTTCAAACCCACGATGCACTTAGTCGCAATGCCTAAGCGGTTTTTGTAGTCGCGCCATTCTTCCGCCCAATCAAAACGCAAGCCATTAGCAGGGCTACCAAAAGCAGCAACCATTGCTTGACGACCCATGAAGATGGCACGCGCAGCAGCTACATTAGTACCTATACCGTAGTCGGTAAAACGAGTCACTTTGTTGTGCTTATGCAAGACAACACCACGATATTCACCAAGCGAACCTGTGAAAATAGGGTTTTTAGTGCCGTTGTTGGTTGTTGCAGCTTTTTGAATATCCAGCCATTGACCTGTGGTTGTGCTGGTACGCAAATCATGCTCTTGATAGTTGTGCATCAAGCAAACAAACTTGTCCACACCGTCAATGCGTAATGGCGTAATACGAATCACACCATCCGAACCACCACCTTCGGTTTCGGCCTTAGTCACAGCTTTGTCGATAGAGGTGAGGCTGAACTTGTCATCAACGATCATATTATTCTTGGCTGTTGCTGAACCTGCGTAGATGATATTGCCAGAGCTACGAGCAACCAATGACTGACCTTCAATCGCGGCTGTTGAAGCAGTCGGCAAGATGTAGTCGGCATTAGAGCCACGCGCACCACTGATATTCATGAACACGGCTTCATCGAAGAAACGCGACCACCAATCAGTCAGTTTATTGCGGCAAATCATGCGGTGATTGTTGGTTGTACGTTTGCGAGTCATTTCACCACCGCTATCAGTGGCTTTACGCACCTGGTTGATGAGGATTTTATCGCTGTACGGCGTTAACGATTCTTCATTGCCTTCAAGATTGTCGTCACCGTAAGTGGGTGAGCCAGTCAATTGAGCGTAGATGTCAAAGTTAACTTCGTCGCCTGAGTCTTTTTCAAGGTCGGTGATTAAATGAATTGGGGCATTGGGCGCACTTTCTGCGCTGCCTTCTTTCATAAAATGCGAACCCCAATAGGATTCAGGAACGGATGAGTTGAATAACGCGCCTGCCCACTTTTTCTTAGTCTGGGCTGCGCTGGTTGTGATGATGGTCTGTGCCATGATTTCCACCTATAGAGGTTTCATTCAGGCACTCTTGCGCCGAGGGATTAGTAAATACTGTCACCTTATGTGATGACATAACCCCCAACCGCACACGGCGGCCAGATTTTTCAGATATTTCGATGATACTATCACCTATTTGTATTCTATCGCCAATTCGTGCGCTTAAATATAGCGTTGAACAGGTTTTAGCCATTATTTTGTTCCTAACAAGTAGCGGTCATGCTGTTCAGGAGTGAGTTTAGCGACTGCATCTTCATACTTACGGCCTGAGAGCTTGTCAATGTAGCCAAACTCATCACCATCAGCATTGGGAATGGCCGAAGGGATGTTCCCTAGTGTTGGCGGTAACTCAACCTGTGGTGCTTTTGGCTTAGTGCTAGGCTTAGGCGCATCAGGTACTTTTTGCCCTGTGAGTTTGGCAATACCTGCAAGTAAGTTATGCTTTGCTAAATCCAAAACATCAGCAATTGGCGTATTACCTGCTGCTAGAATCTTTTTAACGTGAACATCGAGCGAGTTGAACATCGCGTCATCTTCGGCAATGGCTTTGTTTTCAGGTTTGGCAAAGAAGTCAACCTGTGCCTTTTCCCATTGCGCCATGAGCTTTGCTTGGTTCGCTTCTGCGGCTGCGTTTTGCGCTTCAATTTGTTCTTCAGCCAATTCCATTTTGGCTTCAACACGGGCAATAGCACGCTCAATCTTGCGTACTTCGATGTTGTAATCCGCATCGTCTAGCTCGCCATCATCAAACTTAGTCGCCAAGTCTTTCAACTGTGCTTCTAATTCGGCTTGCTTGGTGGTAGCCGCCAACAACACATCAGCATAATCAATGCCTGTATTTTCGGGTACAGGCTCAATAACTGGCTCAGGTGTAGGCTCAGGTGCTTGTGGTGCTTCGTCTTCATCATCAATAGTGACTTCAATTTCTTCGTCATCATCATCTATCGCAAAATCATCGTGACCTTCATTGTCGGACGTAATGATTTCATCACCAAAATCATCAGGCAAGTCCAAACCTTCTTGCTCGGCTGCCGTTAAAATGATTGGGCTTTCGTTATCGGTACTCATTGCTGCATATCTCCGCTAAAAGCAGGGTCAACCTGTTGGACAGGCATTTGTTGCTGTGGTTGTTGAGTGGGTTGTAAATTAAGGATTGAATCAGCTTGTCTAATGATCTCGTCGGCTGACTTAGCCATATCAGGCTTGGACAACATCGCTTTGGTAGCGTCCATAACGTCCATCATCGCGGTCATCTTGTCGCTTAGGGCGGTTATCTGTTCAGAGTTAGCGGCTGCCTGTGCTTGTTGTGCATCGGCCTCCAACTTGGCTATCTCAGCATTGGCTTTACGCTCAATCATGGCGTTTTGCTTGGCTTGTTGGTCTGCTTGTGACTGTTCACGCGCTGCTTTTTCTTCTGGGGTCTCGTCGGGGTCAGGCAATCCCATTGATTCACGCAACTTTGCCATAATGCCGTCTTTATTCGGTATGTCTGTTAATCCTATTGCTGTCTCAATGACTGCAAATGCGGATTGTGGATTTCCTGTTGCTTGTGCGATGGTCGAAGCCAACGGCAATAACTGCTCGGCTAAGGCTTGTCGCATGGTTGCATGGTAGTTTTGCTTAGTGACAATGAAATCGGCTTGTGACTTGGTGATGTCTGTCTCGTCTGTACCATCATTTACCGCAACAAACTCTTTGCCTTTGGTGTCCGAAGTGATACGGAACTGCATTTCTTGGCTAATGAATTGCTCAATCAGTGATAAAACTAACTGACCTTGCTTCTCAAATGCCCATGCCGCGTTTTCATAAAGCATTAACGTAGTGACTGTGCCTTGTTCTTGGCGTGCTTGGATTGCAATTCCTGACGTAGCATTAGTTGATTGCCCTAAATTCTCACCCGTCACACCTGACGCTTTGAGCATATAGGCTTCATCTTCTTGGCCAAAGCGTACATGAGCTTCGGCAAGTGATGGGCTTTCGATGATTTCAAACCGCTTATTTGTATTGACCGTGATAATGCTATCAGGCCGTGAAACTTCTTCTTCCAATTGCTTAATATCATCAACTGCGCCCTTGTCCATGACCACGCGCTTAGTCGATAGCAGGTAGATGGCTTTGTTGCGTCTGATATTGAATGACATTTGTGGGTCGCGTAACGCACGAATAACCCCGTAAGGCATACCTGTCTTGTCATCGAGATATGCCACGGTGCGCGTAAATGGGAATCTGTTGTGACGATAAGGACTTACACCTGAGAATAACAGCGTGTTATCCGTAAATACGCAGACACAAACCTGTTGTCGATGCGTTTTAACTAACTCTAATTCGCCTGACTGTACTGCTTGAACGTGTTCAGGGTTCTTAGGGTCAAACACATAGCCAGTCAATCGACCTTGACCACGCAATATCTGCACTTGCATAGGCCGCTTGTACCAACATTCCATGACGCGGATAGCTTCTCGCGTACCGTCATAAGGCATAGCCTTTGACATGAACATCGAACCGCCTGAACCAAGGCCAGACTGTTGATATTGTTCGTAAAGAAAATCGTTTTCAACCTGTTCACGGTCTTGCGATTCATTGCGTAATTCGTTTTCTAACTTAGGGAATCGTGCGACTAATTGCTCAACATCTAAAATCTTGGTGCGAAATAGGCGAGTAGCATCACTGGCATCAACACGCCTGCAACTGCTATCAACAATCATGTTACGCCAATGCTCATGACGTACCACAATCTGTTGTTCGCCTTCATCATTTACTTCTAATGCCGTCTCAATCCAGCCTTCACCTGTTTTTACCGCATCTTGAAACGCCAGGTATTCTTGTCGTGACGCGCTGTTAATATCGGCAATGTATTTGCAGAGCTTTGTCTTACGAATGGCAGGCTCAACATCGTCCTCAGTACGCGGCAACACATTCCAATCGTATGTTTGGCGTAGATAACTACCCAAAATCCAGTTGATCGTTTGCTTGATGATGTTGTATTGCAAAGGAGGCATACGGCCATCGGCTTCGTAATCTTCTTTTTCAGCTTCGGTGAACTGTTTATCGTCGTAGAAGTCAGCATCTAGCGAACGCTGCAAACGGCTTTCGGCTTGTAAGCTAA